CCAGCAAGGGGAAGGTCAATGGTTTAAATTGCTGATTGAAAGGGATTTTTAAAATCAGCGTCCACATAGCGTCCACACTTCGAAAAAAGTGTCCACTTTACAAAGACAAAGCCTCGCAGATAGTTGCGGGGCTTTTTACTTTTTTTGGTTACTTATAGCGGCTAAACTTCCGACGCAATATCCTCAACTAAAGGAGTGCCATAGATGGCAATGACGACATGCAGGAAGTGTGGTGGCGAAGTGGAACGTAAGGCAAAAAAATGCCCATATTGTGATTCAAAGAGACCTGGTGAACGATGGTGGCATGTAGTTGCCGGTCTTGCCGTTATACTTATTGCTGTACCTAGTGCAATTAAATCTTGCTCTGACCAACCTGAATCTAAGGCCGGTACGACTGAAAACGTTGCTCAATATACGGATACAACTCTTAAGCAGTGGAGAAAGCTGGGAAAAGACGAACGCTTAAAATTTATTGATGGTTACTTAACTCAGGCCAACATTCCTCTATCAGCCTCTGGTGATTTCTACAATTGCATTAGTCAGCATTCGTTTACCAAAGATGATAACGTTAAATCCAAAGATGCCCTCGACTGGTGCAAACAGGATTATGGTAGAGATCCATCATTGCTCGCTAACATGGTGAATTTTGATACCTTCATGGGTAACGTTAGGTCATTCGATAGTTCGTATCGCCCATTAACATCTGCTATTAAAGACAATATGAATGACCCATCCTCATTCAAGCACATAGAGACTAATTATCGGTTTGTTCTATCTGGATCTGCACCATATGCTGTGGTCACAACAACCTACCAAGGCAGCAATGCTTATGGGGCAACAGTTAAAGATAGTGCATCGGCTAAAGTTGATTTAAATACAGGTAATATTGTTGAGTACCATCAATAAAAAAATAAGCCCCGCAATTATCTGCGGGGCTTTGTTTTATATCGCCAGATTCAGTTGATCCCGACCGCGATGTGATGGCGGAAATGCATCATGAGGAATGAAGCTATCAGGTAGCGGATTTTCTTTCTGTCGCCGGGTCAGGCGTTCCACGCTTTCCAGCGTGGAAAATCCAACGCCACATTCCAGGCTGTTACACTGATAAAACTTACGCCGGACGGTGTTGGTGTCATTCATTGGTGAACTGGTACGGATACGGGCTGACGCGCCGCAAATTGGACATCTGAACATAATGGCTCCCCCACGGGAGTTGAACTCCCGGCCATTGTATTCTGCTTATTCCGTTTCGGCTATCCATTCGGGTATTTTGGCCTCCAGCTCCAGCTGCGTAGTAAATCCACCGCTGTCGTCAATCACATGCTCCGCTTTTGCAATTATCCAGTCCTGGTTGTCTATTTCCGCTTTGAAGCCTGACACGGTGCCGTGCATTTCCGGGTAGAGGTCAGCGCGTCCACGCGCCAGGGTGATCGAGAATTCCGCCGCCCCCCGCTGAAGCTGCTGCCACTTAGCCGCAGCGGCACGCTTTGCTGCCTCTTCGTTCTGGTAAGTTTTCCGCAGGACATACACGTTACCCTCAGCCCCTTCCATATAGTCACCTTCGCGGCTGCTGCTCTTTTCTTTTTTTTCCTTTGACGGCTTGCGGCGTTTGACGCTTACCTTTTTCTTTTTGCCAAAATTCAGATCCAGCCAGTACGCCTGCACGCCGGTATAAGCTTGCCTGTCAGCAATTCGGAACCTGTGTCTATCTCCGTCGCTTCGCGTCAGCGCGAAAGAGGGCAACGCCTTACCGTCTGCTGTTATGCCGCCGCCCGGCTGGATAAATAACAGATAGCCATTTTTGACGGTGGCAATGGCTCCCAGCATGTCGGCCATCCTCGTTAAAAATGACATGTCGCTTTCTTCGGTCTGGTCAGCGTGGTCAATTTCAATATTCATCAGCATTTCACTGATTTGCGCCTTCAGCTTATAGCGATGGGCGATTGCAGAGACGACGCGTTCTACCGTCACGTCATGCCATGAGGCTTCGCGCTTGACGTTAAATTCCTCCCTAAAGTCGGCGCTGCTGGCGGTAATTTGCAGCGTATCGGGCGGGCCTTCGTGGGATATCTCATCCACGGTATAAAGCCCCTTGTATATCAGCGGCTCACCCTTCCAGCCCATCGATAAAGCCAGTTGTGTTCCGCGTGGCGGCAGTTTAACCATGCCGTCCGCATCATCCACGCTGATGGTTATCTGGTCGGCCTCAAACCCCCGGTTATCGGTCATCGATACCGACATGATCCGGTCATTCAGGTCAGACAGTAATTCGCCCCCTGCGGTGATGCTGTAATCGGGGATCTTTATCGCATCGTCCAGGTTGTCCAGCCAGCTGTTGATTTTCAGATTGAGTGTGTCGGTCAGTGTCATAGCGCCTCCGTTGTTCCGCATGATTTCACGCGCGCGCGGGAAGCAAGAACCCCTTTTTGTTGTGGGCTGACGGTCAGAATCCTTAATGCGTGAAGTGACCTGGTGCATGGGGGATTATGGCTGCGAACTCAAACAACATAATGGTGGAAAACATGAGCGAAGCGCGTTTCCACGGTGCCCGCGTCAGAGAAAATACCGACCTGGTGACAGCCATTGATGACATTGATTCCAGTGTTATCGGGATTGTTGCTATGGCGGATGATGCTGACGCTGACACCTTCCCCCTGAATAAACCCGTTCTTCTTCATCGGGTCAACGATGTGCTGGGCCTGGCGGGTAAGACCGGTACGCTGTACAAGAGCCTGAAAGCAGTTGCTGACCAGGTCAGCACAAAAGTCATCGTCGTGCGTGTCGCAGAAGCGGAAGCCGGTGAAGGTAAAAAAACGCAGTCGCAGCTGGTAATCGGCGGCACGGAACCCGATGGCACTTATACCGGGATGTATGCCTTTCTGGTAGCGGAACAGGATGAGCGTATCGGATATCGTCCGCGCATTTTGTCAGCGCCCGATCTCGACACAGAGGAAGTGACGTCCTCACTGTGTGTGATTGCAGAGAAGCTGCGTGCCTTTGTGTATGCCGGGTGCAACGGCTGTGAAACGATGGCGGATGCTATCGCCTACCGCGCTACCTTCGCGTACCGCGAACTGATGCTTATCTGGCCTGACTTCATCGCCTATAACCCGGTGTCCGGCAAAAACGAAGTGTTCCCGGCTCCGGCGTATGCCTGCGGCCTGCGTGCCCAAATCGATCACACTCAGGGCTGGCACAAGTCGCTGTCAAACGTCCCGGTAAAAAACGTGCTTGGGATTTCAAAACAGGTGTTCTGGTCGCTTCAGGCTGAAGACAGCGACGCCAACGCGCTGAACAACAAAGAAATCACCACGCTGATTAAGCGTAACGGCTTTCGTTTCTGGGGCAACCGCACGCCGGATACCAAAGACTATATCTTTGAAGTCTACACCCGCACTGCGCAGGTGCTGGCAGACAGTATCGCGGAAGCGCAGTTTGAAGATATTGACGAACCGCTGACCCCCGCGAACGTGAAAGACGTTATCAGCGGTATCCGCGCGAAGCTGGACAAACTGGTCACGTCAGGGCGTCTTATCGGTGCTGAATGCTGGTATGACGTGGTGGACAACAGCACCACTGACCTTCGTCAGGGGCGGGTGCGTATCCGCTACAAATATACACCAGTGCCGCCGCTGGAAGATCTGACATTGCATCAGACCTTCACGGATGAATTCTTTGGACCTGCATTCGCTTCTCTGGGAGGTGCGTAAATGGCTGTTCCTCATAAACTCCGCCTGTTCACCTGCTTTGTTAACGGCGATAACCAGATCGGGAAAGTCACCTCGTTTACCCGCCCGAAACTCAGCCGCAAGCTGGAAGACTATCAGGGGGGCGGCATGATTGGATCCGTTGGTGTGGATCTCGGGCTGGATGCCGGGGCGCTGGATTCATCTATTGAATTTGGCGGTGTGATTAAAGCGCTTTTTCTTGAGTATGGCGCGGATATCGACGGCACCCGACTGCGTTTCGCCGGTGAATACTACACCGATGGCGACAGCCAGCTTGTTGAAGTAGAGCTTCGCGGACGCTTTACCGAACTTGACGGCGGCGACAGCAAGCAGGGGGAAAACACCGTCGAGAAATACACGTTCAAATCGACGTATTACAAATTCTCCATCGACGATAAGCCGATTATTGAGATTGACCTGCTGAACTTTATCTACAAGAAAGACGGCAAGAATATCTACCCTGACCGCATCACGTCCGCCCTGGGAATGGGCTGATAATCAACCCTGACGGCGGCACATTTTTGTGCCGCCCGGAGACTCAACGATGAAAAAAAATGATACAGCATCAGTAACGGCTGAAGGTGGCGTAACGTTGGCCCAGCCGATTGTACGCAGCGAAGAGACGATCACTTACGTGGAGATTGGCGAGGAAATTAAACAGTCTGGTTCGCTGCGTGGCCTGTCGCTCTCGGATGTGCTCAACATGAAAACAGACACACTGGTGACGTTGTTCACGCGCGTGACTTCGCCACGTCTTAAAGAAAGCGAAATTAAAAAGATGGCTACCGCTGATTTTATCGCGCTCTCTCAGGCGATCGTGCCTTTTTTGGTTCCTACGGGCTCTGGAGCACAGAGCGAGCCGGAGACGGAAGCACTGTAACGGTGGTGAAATTCGACCAGATTGAAGAGCTGGTCGCCGATATTGCCGTTGTTTTTAACTGGTCGCGCGCCGATATCTACATGATGGATCCGGGTGAGGTTATCACCTGGCGCGAACGGGCCGCGCGACGTAGCGGAGCCCGTGAAGATGAAGACACTTGATATCCGTATCGCCTTCAGCGCGATCGATAAACTGACCCGACCTGTTGAAACCGCCCGCCAGAGTGTGGGCGGTCTCTCTGATTCTCTCAGGAAAACCCAGACCGACATTAAATCGTTGGGGACGCAGTCAAAAGCGTTTGCCCGCCTGCGCGAAAATTTCACCAAAACCACCGAAAAGATCCAGACGGCACAGCGAGAACTGAATGGCCTCCGGCAGGCACAGCAGGCCGGGAACGCGATGACGGACAAACAGCGCGAACACATGGCAATGCTGACGGCAAAGCTGAATCGCCTGAATGAAGTACGCACCCGTGAGAAAGAGAAGCTGCGCGAGGCGACGGCTGTGATGGTCAGGCATGGCGTCACGCTTTCCGGCAGCGATCGAACCATCCAGAGCGCCATACGGCGTACCGAACAGTACAACCAGACGCTGGAGCGCGAGCGGCAGATGCTGGCGCGGGTGACGCAGGCGCGTGCACGCTATGACCATACTCAGCAGATGGCCGGTAAATTACGCGGCGGAGGTGCGGTTGCCATGGGGGCCGCTACCGTTGCGGGTTATGGTGCCGGGCGTTTTCTGGAACCAGCGGTAGGGTTTGACAGGGAAGTATCCCGCGTCGGGGCGCTGACGCGTCTCGATAAAACCGATCCGCAGTTTGCTGCATTGCGCGAGCAGGCTAAAAAGCTGGGGGCTGAAACGCAGTTCAACTCCCGTGATGCGGCCAGTGGTCAGGCATTTCTCGCGATGGCCGGATTCACGCCACAGGCCATACAGGCTGCGTTACCCGGCGTTCTCAACATGGCGCTGGCCGGTGGGATGGAGCTGGGCGAAAGTGCCGATATCGGCTCAAACATTCTGTCGCAGTTCAAACTGGATCCGAAAGAGATGGACAGGGTCAGTGACGTGCTGACGGCGGCGTTTACGCGCACCAACACCGACCTGGCAAACATTGGTGAGGCGATGAAATACGCCGGAACAGGGATGGCCGGGTTGGGTGTCAGCGTTGAGCAGACCACTGCGATGATCGGCGTTATGGCAAACGTGGGTTTGCGCGGCAGTATCGCCGGTACGGGGCTACAGTCCACATTTTCCCGCATGGCTGCGCCAACGGGCAAAGCCAAAGATGCGCTCAAAGAACTCGGGGTCAGCGTTGCAGACGCAACCGGGAAAATGCGACCGGCTGAAGTTGTCCTTGCTGATGTTTATAAGGCCGTCAGTAAGTACGGCGATGTGGACAGACTTTCGTTCTTCAAAGACATTGCCGGTGAGGAAGCTGCCAAATCCTTCCAGGCTCTGGTGCAGTCTGCGGGAAGTGGTGAGCTGCAAAAGCTGCTGGCTGAGCTGAAAAAAGCGCAGGGTGAATCTGCCACAGTCGCGAAAAAGATGGCGGATAACCTTGATGGCGATCTGAAGAACCTCGACAGCGCCTGGGAAGGATTTCGCATCCAGATTGAAGAGCTGCTTGACGGGCCACTTCGTGGACTGGTTCAGGGGATCAGTGATGTTGTCGGGGCAATGACCACCTGGGCAAAAGAAAATCCCCGGTTAACGCAGACATTACTGATTATCGGCGGCAGTGCGCTGGCCTTTACGGCCATCATCGGTGGATTGTCTCTGGTTGTTGGGGTATTGCTGGGGCCAATAGCAAAATTGCGACTTGGCTTTGCGTTGCTGACCGGAACAAAAGGACTCGGTCGGGCCATCCCGATGTTTGCTCAGTTGCGCGCGCTTATGGGCGGGCCGATGGGAAGTATCAAAGGCTGGCCCTCTGCATTCTCTTCAATGGCGAGAGGGGCTGGCAGACTGACGGGTATTTTGGGCCCGCTGAGAGGGATGTTGCTGGCGGTATTTGCCTCACCAGGTGCCGCGCTGGGCTCTCTTGTTCGCGGTATCGCGATGCTGGCGCTTCGCCTTACCGGTCTCCCTGTTTTGTGGGGAATGATCACCGGTGCTGTATCGGTGCTTGGCGGCGCGCTGTCGCTGTTACTGAGTCCGATAGGTCTGGTCGGCGCGGCATTTGTCGCGGCTGGCCTGCTTATCTGGAAATACTGGGAGCCCATCAAAGCATTTTTTGCCGGTGTGTTCAGCGGCATTATGGAAAGGCTGGCACCACTCCGGGAGTCGTTTGCACAATTCAGCCCGCTGCTTGACGCTATCAGCAATGGCATCAGTCAGGTGTGGAGCTGGTTTAAAGAACTCCTTACCCCGATGGAGTCCAGCAAAGAGACGCTTGATAAATGCGCCAGCGCCGGGGAAATCTTTGGCAACGTGCTTGGCGGTGCGCTGCAACTAGTGCTGACTCCGGCCAAAGCCCTCATGGACTCACTGGCCTGGATACTTGAAAAGTTGGGTGTGCTGCCTGATGAAGCGGAAAAGGCCAGAAGAAAGCTCGATGATTTGAAAAAAGAACCTGTTATGTGGGAGTGGGATCCACAACAGAAAAAGATGGTGAAGAAAGAGTGGAAGCCTTCTCCCCCGAAAGTTGAAACAGGTACAACACCGCCTCCACCGGCACATACACCGCTGACGGGTGATCAGGGAACTCAGCGTCGACTACAGAAAATATCCGATAACACGGGCGGCATGCTTCAGGAGACGAAAAAACGGATTGGCCCCGGTGATATCGTCTTCAAAAATCTGCCCCGTGCCCTGGCAGTACGTGGTGAATGGCAGGAGTCAAAACTTGCACGAACCTCTGCCGCTATAGCTCCGCCGCTTGCCCCGGTTGTTGCAGCGGCAGCGGCACCTGTTGTGCAGGCCATGTTACCCCCGGTCAGACGCCCAGGCGACAGCGCCAGAAATGACAGTGCTGCAGGTGGGTTTAACGGTGAAATTCACGTACATCTGCACAACGTGGTGACGCAGAATCCCCGCGAACTGGCGAAGACTGTTGGGGAAATGGTTAAGGCAGAATTAGACCGGCTGACCCGCGCAGGTCGCGGCAGTTTCCGGGACAAAGATTAGGTGAACAGGTGACGTTATGATGATGGTTTACGGTATGTTTGTGTTTGAGCTGAAGACGCTACCCCATCAGCAGCTACAGCAAAATAAATCCTGGCGGCACGTCAAAAACGAGCGAATCAACCGTTCGGCAAGCTGGCAGTACATTGGGGCCGGTGAAGATCAGATCACGCTTTCCGGCGTGCTCTACCCGGAAATTACTGGCGGCGAGGTTTCGCTGACGGTGTTGACCACGCAGGCATATACCGGACGCCCCTGGCCTTTGATTGATGGTACAGGGCAGATTTACGGGATGTATGTTATCACCGGCTTGCAAACCACCCGATCGGAACTTGACCGTTACGGTAAGGCGAAAAAAATAGAGTTCTCAATCAGTTTTCAGCGTTGTGACGAAGACCTTCGCGAACGGCTTCAGTCTTCCTCTGTCGGTGATCTGTTGACCGGGCTGAAGGATGGTGCCAACACGGCGTATAACTCGATAAACAGCACGCTGTCCGGGTTGGTGTAGCACTGCGCAGTATTGAGTATAGTCAAATCTGGAGGTGCATTTTACTGACCTCCAGACGCCGGAAACCGCTTATACAGAGTAGAAATACCTACATCAAATATCATAGCCACGCGCTGCCGTGGCTCTCCTGCCGCGAGCAGTCGACCGGCCTGCGCCCATTCTTCTGGTGTCAGTTTTGGTCGGCGACCACCAATGCGCCCCTGTTCTCGTGCTGCCGCTAACCCGGCTCGCGTCCGTTCTACAATCAATTCCCTTTCCATCTCGGCCAGTGCGCCCATGACGTGAAAGAAAAAACGTCCCATAGGGGTAGAGGTATCAATACTGTCTGTCAGGCTACGAAAATTAACACCACGCTGGCGCAATTCCTCGATCAGAATGACAAGATGACGCATGCTCCTTCCCAGCCTGTCCAGCTTCCAGACTACCAGCGTGTCACCTTCCTGAAGCGTCTTTAGCAACCGCTTTAACCCAGGTCTTTCCGCTTTTGTACCGCTTATTTTATCTTCAAATATTTGCACACATCCTGCGCTTTCCAGCGCATTTATTTGCAGCATGGTGTTCTGGTCATTTGTTGATACCCGTACATTTCCAATCAGCATAGAAAATCACTCCACCTGTAAACGCATTAGCGGCCCGCATTGTATCGAGCAACGTCATTTCTGGCTGTACTGCAGAAAATGGCCAGCATAGTCAGAAGTGGTGGTGTGTTCCGGAAAACGTTGGTCTGGGAGAAGCGGCAAAAAGGGATGTAGGGACCGGGACAAACCAGATCCCCGACATGAGCAAGTGGACATCGCTGAAAGCGGATTACGGGTGGCGATTGACTCCAGACGGATTTCTGGAGCAGTGGGGGCGCGGAAATTATGGAAACGGCGATGGGGACTTTGTCATCCCGTTCCCGAATCGTTGTGTGTTCGTTTTGATTAGCTCAGATCCGAATGACACATCATATGCTGAGATTTCACAGGCATTCCCTGTCAGTAATTCAAAATTCAGAGTTGGCTGCGCAACCGCAGAAGGTAATAACGTGAATCCGGCAAATTTGACATGTAACTGGTTTGCGAAGGGGTGGTGATAATGAATATTTACTTTTATAGCGCGTCAACGAATCAATTTTACCCGACAGTGTTACTCGACGCATACCGTGCAAATGGCGTTTTGCCTGATGATATTAAGCCCGTCGATGACGATATGGCACTGGAGTTTTTAGGAGTGCCTCCGGAGGGGATGAAACGTGTTGTGGGTAGCAATGGGCTACCCACGTGGGGAATGGCAAATTAAATGGGCAGTTCAGGCCAACTGATATCCGGTGCGGTGCTGGTATCTATTGCAGTCACCGCATCGATATAGTCCATCCAGGTGTTAAGGCTGGCGGATTCATCATCCGTTAGCTTACGCCCCATCAACAGCTTTGTCTGCCAGACGACAATTCGGCTGGTTGCCGCATCAATACGGGCGCGTTTTTCTGCTTCAGCCTCTGCGACTAATTCATCGTGAGATTTTACCGGCTGTGGTATATCTGGGGGCGTAAACACCCCATTAGCATATGACCAGCCGATGCCTGGTAGTAGACCGCCTCCAGATTGTGATATCCCGGATGATGCTCCGCCAAGTTGCGAAATCTGAATCAACGACTGGTTCCCACCCCAGCCCATAGCGGCTTTCCCGTCCCAGATGATGACATTTACAACCATTCCGTTTTCAATTACTGCGTATGTTTTGCTCATTACATCACCACTCAATTATCACAATACCAGAGGACCCTTTCCCACCGACACCACCATTAGAGCCGCCACCACTTCCACCATATCCACCTCCGGCACCGCTGCCACCAGAGCCATACCCATAGGCATCTTTCCCGTCAACACCAGCTGAACCAGCTCTTGAACCACCTGCACCGCCACCAAAAAATGAGTTGCCACCATTCCCTCCGCAGCCATTCCCAAGGATTGTATTAGCACCATCCTGACCATCCTGTCCTGCTGGATAACCAGTACCTCCCGCACCACCACCGGGTAATCCAGATCCCATAAAAGAATCACCACCATGGCCACCACCACCACCGTTTAAAGTCAGCAGTGAACCAACAACAGTGCCGCCGCCAGCGGCGCCGTTACCTCCATTTATTGATGGCGTACCAGCAATACCGCCAGCCCCCCCAGCACCAATAGTGACGTTAATCGTGGAGCCAGGCGTAACTGTAAATTTTTTTCTCACAACAAATTCACCAGAACCGCCACCCTGACCACCCGCACCAGTACCGGTAAGGTTCGTAGAACCACCGCTACCGCCGCCACCGCCGCCACCCGCGCTCGCTGTTACATAAATCTCAGTTACCCAGTTCGGAATAGTAATTGCCTGGGATGACGTAACGACAGCAAATCTCGATTTGCTCAAACCAAGGTTTTGGAGAAACTTCGCCACATCTGGAATATCCCCGCCGTTTTGGTTTTTCTGCATAGCACCGGTGATACGCTCATCATCACCCGCCGCAACGGTATTGGCAGTTGTACCTGTGTTTTTCGTCGAGCTGTTACCCAGTTGCAGATTCTGGCGGGCCAGTGCCGGATTAGGTAAATCGGCGAGATTGCGATCTTTTGCCAGCCGCGCGCCTGCGTTATCCATCGCAATTTTTACGGCTTTCGGGGTTGCTGCTTGTGTCTCGCTGTCATCCGTCACACTGCTGTTAAGCTGCGTAAAACCTTTAGCTGTAGTGGTTGCATCGGGATGGTTGCGCGACTGTTCATGGGTACGCATGAGTCCGTCAGCGTAACTCTTCACCTCAATAATTTTATTATCAACATACTGGCGCGTTGCCAGTACGACAGCCGGATCAATCTTCAGTGTTACCGCTTCGGTGCTGCTGACGATCAGGATCACACGGATGGCCTGAACGCGTCCGCTGCCTTCCTGCAACTGCGGTTTGTAGGTCTCCGCACAGTTGGCAACCGCAATCATATCGCCGTCTTTATCAAACAGACCGATTTCACGGATCCACCACCCGCCCACGTCTTCCGGTATGACCTGCTCCGCAATTATCTGACTGGCATTTGCCGGGTCGACGGTCAGCATATTCAGCGGTGCGCGACGAATTTCATGTATCAGCGCGGTCTGGGCCGGATCAGGAGTAGGCAGTACGCCATTGCCATCGCCTACGGCCATCTGGGTGATCTCAACCTTTGTACCCAAAGCCGTGGCTTTTGCCAGTTTTGCGGCCCCGATATTGGTTAGCAGGGCAAAATATTTAGTCGCCATTTGCTGCGATCTCCACGGTATCAATAAAATGGACTGCCGCGCCGGTGTAGTCGCCACCGCTCACGGATATGGTTTCAGGAAAATAGGGGTAAACGGTTAGCGTATCGCCCGTGTAACAACCTGCACCTGCTGTGATGATGCCCTGTGTCTGCAACGACAGGGTGAGACCTGTCAGGTGACGGCTTCTGGGTTTTGCATCATCAATCAGGCGCTCAAGTTCGCGGTAGGTTTCCTCCGTGATCCCCTGTTCCTGAATGCCGATTTCAAGCCTGAAGGTGCCCGGCTCTTCGTTGCTCTGCCACCACTCGATCACCCGCAGTAAAAACCCAAAAGGCTCAACGACGCGTCTCAGCGCCGAAATCGTGCCTTTGTGACGATGAACGAGCCAGGCGGCTTTAATAACCTGCCGTTTTGTCTGTTCTGACCAGCCTTTGTCCCAGCGGTCAACTGACAGCGCCCAGGCAAGATAGGGAAGCAGGTCAACGGGGCATTCGTCCGGGTTCCACAGTTTGCGAAGGTCAACCGGAATACGGTCAAGCCGTGTGGTGACTTTCTCAACATCCCGCATGAAGCGGCTGGCGGAAGGCGGGAGCAGGCTGTTATTCATCTGTTCCCCCTACCGTGATAGTGAATGACTCGCACCGCGCAGCCTGCGTGTCATCAATAACGATATCGCTGACAGGCTCCGGTAATTCCACTCGCTGAACGCCCTGCACATGCAATGCCGCCATAATGGCGGAGCGGGCAACGTCACGACCTATCTTGCCCTGCTGGCTTATCCACAACCGTAACGCATCCTCTGCGGCGGTGCGGATGGGTTCAGACTCCGGCCCCGGATAGAGATACAGGACGGCGTTGATGTGATAATTCACGATTTCTGCCGCCTGAACTGTCAGGCGATCGGCGACCGGCCTTTTGTCATCCGCAGACAGCGCTTTATTAACGGTTGCCAGTAACGCCTGGTCTGGCGTTCCGTCTCCCTCCGTGGAAAGCACGGAGACCACGACCACTGCAGGTGACGGGCTGGTTGCTTTGGCATCAGCCACCTTACCGCTGGCACTTTTTGCAAAATACTCATATGCGCCAGTTGGTCCCGCGACGCTCAGCCCTTCGAACGCACTCTGAATGCGTAGCCGGAATGCTGCGTCGCTTTCATAGACGGCCTCAGTTGTATCTGTGGCTTCCTTCGTGACCAGGCGCTGGGTGTTATTATTGGCCCCCAGATTGTCCAGGTCGCTGAAGGTGGAATGACTCAGCATGCACGCCGCCGCCCCGTCATTTACACGCTGCATCAGCATCATTTCCCGGTAGGCGAATACCTGGGCAATGGCGTTCAGGGGTTCAGATTCCAGCTCAAGCGCAGCGGAAACAGCAGCCTGTTGCTCCGGAGGAAATGCTGCAATCATGTCCGCTTTGACCTCAACAAGGATCTCTTCGAAGTCCAGCACTTTAATGATCTGCGGCTTCGGAAGTTGCGATAAGTCAACGGTCGCCATGGCTGCTCTCCCGTAGCGTCATCGTGACGGTGGCCGGTTGCATATTCCGGGTGATAATGCCGGAGAGTTCTGCCACAGCCCGCCCATCCTTTGACCAGCGGATATCAATGGTGTTGAGCGCAATTCTGGTTTCCCAGCGTGCCAGCGCGATAACGGCGGCGCTCATGCACTGAAGGCGGGTGGCATCATTCTGCGGCTCATCAATCAGGTCAGGCACCAGACTGCCGTAATCACGTCGCATCACCCGGCTGGCAAGCGGCGTGGTCAGTATGTCCTTCACTGAATTCCACAGTTGATCGGCATCATTCAGGGTGCCAGTGCCGTTGGGATTCATCCCCGTGTAAGTCGCTGTCATTTCGTGTCCTCCGTCCAGTCGCCGCCCCGTTTAACGCCACCATGACCGTGGTCGTCAACCTGCACACCGTTAGAGGTCATTTTCCCGCCGCTGTGCTCAATATCACCTTGCATCTTGCCGCCTTTAGTAACTTCAAACGTGGCGGTTTTCAGATGCTTTGTGCATTCCACAACGGGCGTATCCAGTGTGACGCCAACAGCCGCCTGAATCTTCGCGGTCTTCATGCCGGTGGCTTCCAGTGCGCTGGCGTCGGCGTCGTATCGGACAACTGCACCGTCTGGTGCCGTTATCACGATTTCTTTCAGGCTGCTGCCCGGTGCCGGGTGATCATTGCTGTACAGGCTCCCCAGAATAATGGCGGTCTCCGGGTTGCCGCCGATGCAGGCAATGGAAACCTGCTCCCCAACGGAAGGCGGGATCCAGATGTTGAATACCCCCGCCCGCGTGGTGTTCCAGCGCAGCCAGCCCGTTTCCAGATTTCCGCTACGCACGCGGACACACCATTTTTCTTCATCAACGGCAAAAATAACGCCGGTGCGAATGATGTTTTCCAGCAGGCGTATCAGTTCGGCATTCATCGTGCGGCACTTCCCAGGCTGTTAATGGTGGCGTTGTAAATCAGATGTTCATCCGCCGCAGACAGGCCCAGCAGTTCACGAACAGGGTATTTAGTCACGACACCCGGCCCGACCTGATCACGCTGGCCGTACTGATGCACGCGGGCAATACGCGCAGCCACACCGTCATAACCCACGGTCACACCCTGCACATCAGGGCGTATCTTCATAAACCGCAGTGTGCGCAGGCGCTCAAACATCGGTGCTTTACGGGCCGTGTCACGACGCAGCGAACGCGTGTTAATTTCCAGATAACGATCAATATCGCTGCGGTAAAACGTGCGAATGTCATTACGTTCGGTGTCAAAGCCGGTGATAGTGCGTCCGTATTTCCCCCGCCCGCCGTGCCAGTTTTTCAGCGTCCTGACTTCGTTATTCCAGATAAATTTAATGCCCTGCTGGGAACGAATGATCCTGCGCTTGCGTTGTGGGTAAGCGGCTCCGTCCGGGCCTTTTTGCGCCCGGATACGCTGCTGCTGGCTGCGGCGGATTTCCTGCCCGATGAGACGGGCCGAGCGAGTCCGCCCGGACGCAGAGATACCCGCAAGGATATCGCTGAATACCTTATCAAGTTCACGAAAGCGATCGTCACTCATACAGCAGTCTCCCAGGTCACGTCTTCAAACACGGCGTGCCAGTCTCCGCCTGCTGATGGAATACGGGGTTTTGGTTCTGGCAGGTGTTCTGCGTGGACGGTTCCGTCTTCATCGCGACTGACTTTCACGCGCTCCCTGACCGGGATTTCATAAAGAATATCGGCGCTGTCGTCGTCATTGATGGCGACTGAAAACTTAACATCTTTGTTATTCTCAGGGTTAAGCAGCAGGTCTGGCTGGTTGTGCCAGAGCCAGGCCATCAGCGGTAAGGTGAAATCATCAATATCGCCGGGAAAATCCATGGCGAAAAACACCAGGTTATAGCGGTAGGCAAAAGAAGGTGTTTCGCCGGTTGTCTCGATACCGCCGCTTTCCACAAATACGGTGAATTTCTCCGGGTTGGCTTTACACCAGCGGCTGGCGTGGACCATCGCTTCACGCAGTGAGTTAATCTTCAGCATGGTGGCACCTTTTTAACGTGCGAAGCGCTCAATTACGCTCGCAATGATCAGCAGATAAATAAGCGTCCAGAATGGATGCTCAGCAATAAAATCGAATAACGTCACTGTCCGGCTCCCGTGTTCTCATTCAGTCGTTTAAGGCGGCGAATATCGAGTTCACTAATCGCAGCCTTATCGGCATTGCAGCTATCCAGCGCATCGCGCAGGCGATCACTCCAGTTGGCTATTCCGCCCCAGGTAACGGGGCTTGCCAGTTCCGGCTGCGGCGTCGCGGCTGTCAGGCTTTCCGGCACCGGTTCGTGCACTAACGTTAACCGTGGTACTGGCGGTGCGCTTTTGCAGGCTGTTACTGACAGCAACAGGTACAACAGTGTTAGCGCACGTATCGTTTTTCGTTGCTTCGCGCATCTGCTCACGTCTGATTTCCCCTTGTACATTTCGTTGCTGTTCTTCTGCCTGCCGTTGCGCCAGCAGAACAGTGACGTCTGCTTTTATTGCCCGCAGTTCACCCATGATTTCGCCGGTACTTTTCAGCTCACGGGAAAGCTCATCATTACGAACCGAATCTTTCCCGCGCTGGTTTGTCTGCCAGAGCAAGCCGCCCGTAACCAGCGCCAGCAGCAGGCAAAGAGTGATTGTCTGATTCATCGCTGTGTCTCGACATCACGCAGGCACCAGGCCTTAAAATCGGTGCGGCGGTTGAGTAATCCCTGCACACGCTTCCCGCTGCTGTTAACAAAATCGGTCAGCCGGTCGCACACAGGAGCCCACTGGTGCGCCTGTGCCAGTTTCCAGATGGTGGTGCGCTGGCGTGTTCCATTTTTGTCTTTGAACCACATCAGGCCAGAACAGCCCAGGTTATAGGCCGCGTCCGTCATGGACTCAAACGCAGACTGTGGCATGTCCGCACCGTTAAAATTCTGGTTAATGCAGTTTTCTGCATGACGCAGGTCATTAACCCAGCGCTTCGCCACTTCGCTTTCGCTGTACAGTCGGTTCTGCACATTGCCAGTGGATCCACAGCCGACCGTTGCCACTCCCGCAATGTCACGGTATGGGGTGGCGCGGCAGTCTTCCCATGTGGCAATTTTTACCTGCGCTTCTTCGGATGTACGCAGGGCTTCCGGAGCCAGCGAGATCCCCAGCGCAACAATGACGGCGACGGCGTAGCGCTTAACGGGCAGATTCATCGTCATGCCCGTCATGCTGTAACAGCTCAAGCGCCCGGCGTTCCGCTTCGTGCAGGCTCCTGGCTTCAGACTGACTGAGGATCTGTGCAATCAGATCGTTACGGCGCTTTTGCGCCCGTTCCATCCTGCCACGGTGCAGCCAGGCGCGGGCCAGCGAAAGCGCCCCTAACAGCAGACCCGCCATCGCGATCTTTTCGCTGATGGTCATTACGCCGATACCAGTGACCATCACTGACATAAAAAAAGTGATGTGGTCATTTATCCGCTGGAATATATTCAGCCCCATAGCTGTACCATCTCCCGTTGTTTCTTTTGCCCCTGATCCGGGAGTTCCACCTCCTGACCAGGATTAAGGAATAACTGTCCACTCAGCCCAGGATTGGCTGCGATCACTTTCTCCGTCATCCCCTGCGTGGTGCCGTAATGACGCCAGCACAGTAAATCCACGGTATCGCCCTGTAGTGCCTTCACTTTCATCAGCAAAGCTCCGCCCAGATACGCTGAGCACCGCGAATATCGGCAATAGCCCAGCGCACGTCGCGCCAGAGGTCTTCCGCCTGCGTGTCCAGCGCATCGGCTTTCCGGTCGCTCTTGTTGGTTGTGTCCACGTCGCGGGCGCTCTCAAGGATAAGGGCGCGCGTGGCGGCATAGACCGCACGGCGGTAGCGGTGAATATTGATACTCTCGCCGTTGATTTTTCGCGGCGGTATTTCAGGTTCACCATTCGGTTTAATGGTCGGGGCATCCGCCAGCGTGCTGTAACCTTCTGCCTGCTGTTGCTGCTGCCACTCCTGAAGTTCATCGGTAACATGCGCGACGGCTTCGGTGGTGACATACATCAGCCGTGAAGTGGTTGTCCTGCCCGGAATGCGGCTGGCAAGACGCAGCTCCCGAAGCACAATGTCAGGCCAGAACACTCCGGCAGTGACTTTCTCTTCACCGTCATCAATATCGGTGGTGTCGTTTTCTGCCGGTTCTACTCTGGGTTTTGCCACCATGCTCATAGGGCGCTCTCCGGAAAAATCAGGCGGTGGGCGACCGGAAAAAAGAACACGGAGAGGGTTCAGATCGCCGGTCGCGCCGCCTGTCGACGGGGGTCGAAGTCGTTAATTATTTTTTCGTGCTCTTGCGGGCGGCACTGGCCTTGCCGGTGGTCGTTTTGCGCGGCGTTCTGCTGGCTTTAGTCTTCGCAGGCTCTTTCTTTTCTGCAGCAACGTCACTTTCGGCAGTAGCGGCCACATCACCACCGGCACCCTGAACCTTTTTAAGTGCGCGGGTTAATGCGGCGATCTCACGCTTAACACCGGCGTTCGGGTTGAGGTGCATCGCCTGGCGAAGCAGCTTCAGCGAAGCGCCCTGCGTCTCCGGGTCAGTGGAGGCGCGACGAGCGAAGGCGCAGGCTTTACAAAGTTTGGCAAGCACCTCATCAGGCATGTCACGGTTCGCGACCATCTCCCACAGCGTATCCAGCGGGGCGATGAAGCCGGATAAATCCGCATCAGGATCGGTTCCCGCCAGCGTCAGGATCGGATTGCAAATCTCTTCTGTCAGTACCGTCGTGGCATCACGCCCGAAATTGTCCGGCAGACTGAGGTTATGGCGTATTACGTACTCGCCGATGCGCAGGGCAAGCGCCAGATCACCACAGTCGACAGCCCATACCATCAGGGTTGTGATCACTTCGTCCTGGCGACCGCTGTCGCCTTCAAGCGTGCCGTCAATCCATCCGGCAAAATCGGGCAGAAGTTCTTTTTTAACCTCCGCTTTTGCCGCCCTGGCCTGGATCCCGCTTAACCGTGACTGCGCGAGGCGAAGGCGGTGCAGGATCTGCTCGTGTGCAGTACGCTCGCCCAGGGTTTCTTCACCGGTGTTGAGTCCCGTACGCTGCGCCATGACGCTCTGAAAATGTTTCTGTGCCGGTGTCAGCATCAGTTATGTCCTCCGTTATGACGGGCGCATTGCGTGCGCCCGTGCCGTCAGTTACGCACCGCTACCCTCAGCAGGGGCATCGGCAAACTTAATGCCCTGAATCAGTGCACTTTTGCCGTAGTCTTCCACCACGTAGGCATCGTTCATCGACTGGTAGGTTGCAATACGGTTGTATTCCGGCTCCTCCTTCATCAGGCGGCGCAGAGACCCCTTCTGGAAGTAGATCGACAGGTTGCTGAACGAGGTGATCAGCATGGCGTCTTTCGGGAAGAATGGCGCAAGGAACACCTGCAAACCGCCAATAAAGCGCGAAGAGATAATCAGCTGCCCGGCCATCAGTTCCGTGTTCGGGTTGGTGGTGCTCATCGCGTTAATCAACGGCAGGCGCAGGGTGTTGAACAAATCACGCCCCATCAGCACCACCAGATCCGGCGCGTCCTTGTGCCATTCATCCAGCAGAGAAGAACGGGCATCCTGTACCAGCGCATCCGGGTTGCCATACAGCCCCTTGGCGGTGATTTTGTTATCCATGTCGCGGGTGGAAATGGTCACATCTGACATGACGCGGGCCGCTGCATGCTTACGGATTTGCTCCATCCAGCCGGTATTCACATCCTGAAGCAGCGGGTTAGTGGCGAAATCGGAGATCAGCGCATGCGAGGTGCCGTTAAACCCGATCATGATGCGGTCAAGTGCAATCTGTCGTGCAATTTGCTGGCTGACGCGGGCCTGAAAATCAGGGTGAGCACTCCAGGCATCCAGTTGCGAATAGCTGATGAAGGTGTCGTAGTTCACCTGCTCACAGCGATAGCGACGTGCAGCCAGCTCGTGAACACTTGCAGGGTTACGGCGCTTCGCTCCGTCGCTGCTGGAGTTGGTGCGGGCAATCGGCCCGGTGGTATCAACCAGGACTTTATCGCCTTCCTGATCGTCAACGCCGATAACGTTAATCTTTTGCGTCAGTTCGGTGCTTTCTTTGGCGGCATTTTCCAGCCGCTGCTGCACGGACGGATCCACCGAATAGCGTTTAGTCAGGTTGCTGACGGTCACGCCGCTCAGTTGTGCCTGACGTTGCATGTACAGCTCAAGCTGCGTGCGGGTATTCCCGGAAAGTACGATTGTCATTAGTCTGTCTCTCTTCGTTAAATCAGTAATCAACCAGCTGTGCGCCATTACCACCGGTGGCAGCAAAGCGGGACGCCTGGTTACTGTCCTGGGTCTGCAACTGTTCCCGCAGGGTGGTTAATTCACTGGTGAGTTTTTCAACCTTCTGGCTGGCTTCGCTGTTCTTCTGTTCCAGTGAATTGAAACGATCGAGAAGGTCAGAATGAGACTGCGCCACATTTTCAACGGCCTCACGCACCTGGCTGAACTGCTCGCTGTCGGATTTGCGGCCTTTGCCGATGAGGTCCATCACGCGGCTGAGCCACTGCTTACCTTCTTCAGTGCGCTGCTGCGTCAGTTCGATAACCTCCGCCTCCATCGCTTCGGTAAACATCGGTGGCTCGGTTTGCTGGTTATTGAACGCCATGACCTGTGCGCGTTGCTGGGCGGCAAATTTCAGACGGTCAGTGCCCAGGCTTGCCGGGGTGTCCGTCATGGCGAGCCCGACAACATAGGCGTTACCGTTCAGCGCAAACTGCGGGTGTAGTTCAATGCTGGAATACACCTTTTTGCCTTCATCGGTGAGCTGCTTCATACGTGCCGAAGGCTCGATCTCCGCATAAAGCGCGGTGCGGCCTTTCAACGGGCCATCGGTAATATCTTCGGCGCTGAGTCCGGTAACGTCCCCCATTGCGCTGAAGTCGCTGTTAGGAAGCATTGACAGGTAGTGCTCCACGTTCACACGCGCAGCGTAAACGCTCGGGTCATAACTTTCTGCTGCCGCTTTCAGGTGTTCGCCGCTGATTTCGCGACCGTCAACGGTGGCGCCAGAAACGGCGACGCGAAACTTTTTGCGGGCTGGTTTTGCGGTGCTCGCCATGCTGATTGTCCTGTTACTGGTTGGTTTATGGTCATGATGACAGAGCGTAAGTTGCTGTCTCAACGTGCTTTTGTTGTCGCTGAAGGCACAGAACTGAAAGAGGGCGAAAGCGGGATCGCGCGCGCGGTAATCTTCCCGGCATACAAGGGGAGAAGAGATGATTCAGGACGCTTTTGTACGGCTACGCGCAAAACAACTCTACTGGCAGGGCTACCCGCCAGCGGAGATCTCGCGCCTGATGGGTATCAGCCAGAACACAATTTATTCGTGGAAGAAACGCGACGAATGGGACGAAACGCCAGCTATCCAGCGTGTCACGCAATCCATGGATGCTCGTCTTATCCAGCTGACAGACAAGAAAGAGAAGACCGGGGGCGACTTCAAGGAGATTGACCTGCTGACCCGGCAACTGAAAAAGCTGAATGACGGCCAGCCCGCAGAAACGGCTGGCGGCAAAAAAACACGTAAACGCAAGCTGAAGAACCATTTCACGGATGAGCAGATAACGGCACTGCGGGAAAAAATCCTCGACTCCCTGTCCTGGCATCAGCGCGGCTGGTATGAACAACGTCACCACCGTAACCGCATGATCCTTAAGTCGCGTCAGATTGGTGCCACCTGGTATTTCGCCCGTGAAGCGCTGCTTGATGCGCTGCGGGATGATGTGAAATACCCGTATCAGCGTAACCAGATCTTTTTATCGGCTTCCCGGCGTCAGGCGCACCAGTTCAGGGGATTCATTCAGAAAGTGGCGGAAGAGGTGGACGTTGAGCTGAAGGGGGGCGACAAAATTGTGTTGTCCAACGGCGCAGAGCTGCACTTTCTCGGTACATCAGCAGCAACCGCGCAGTCATATACCGGCAACCTTAAATTCGATGAATTCTTTTGGGTCAGCAATTTCACCAACCTGCGCAAAGTGGCGGGGGCGATGGCGACACTGAAAGGGCTGACGCGAACCTACTTTTCCACGCCATCAGGCGAAACGCACGAGGCTTACCCGTTCTGGACGGGCGATCGCTGGAACGAAAAGCGCGCCAAATCGAAGCGGCAGGCGTTTGATGTGACCTGGAAGACGCTCAACAGCGGCCTGCTGTGTCCGGATAAAACCTGGCGTCAGATTGTCACCCTGAAAGACGTTATAGAACACGGCTGGGAGTATACCGACCTTGAAGAGATACAGGACGAGAACAGCGACGATGAATTCCAGAACCTGTACATGTGCGAATTCGTCCGGGATGGTGAGTCGGCGTTCAACCTTAACGCGCTGATCGGTTGTGGGGCTGATGGTTACGACGAGTGGCCTGACTGGAAACCTTTCGCCAGCAGACCAATGGGACAGCGTGCTGTCTGGATTGGCTATGACGCCAACGGTAGCAGTGGTAAGGGGGACAGCGGCGGGGTATCCGTCACAGTGCCACCTCTGGTGCCTGGTGGTAAGTTCCGCACGATAGAAACCATCCAGGTACAGGGGCTGGAGTTCGAAGAGCAGGCGAAGGTTATCGAAAACCTGACGTTTAAATATAACGTTCAGCATATTGGCATTGACGTGACCGGTGGTAACGGTGAAGCCGTCTACCAAATAGTGAAAAAGTTCTTCCCCATGGCGGTGCCGTACACCTTTAACCTGGCGTCAAAGCGCGCCCTGGTGTTGAAAATGCTCCATATCATTCGCGCCGGTCGCTGGGAATACGATCGCAGTGAGCGGGCACTTGTGACGGCCTTCAATGCCGTGCGAAAGGTCAAGACACCTGGCGGGTTTATCACCTATGACACTGACCGATCCCGCGGCATCAGCCATGGTGATCTTGCCTGGGCGACGATGCTCGCCATTATCAACGAACCGCTGGGACAGGAAAAAGACGGCAGCGGTGGATTCGCGATGGAGTTCTGATGAAAAAGAGTAAAAAGAGTTACAACCGCCAGCCAGCCACATCGCGCGACCTGTCTGACGCACTGAGAAGCGCCCCGTCGCTGAGTGCCTTCAGCTTTGACGGCCCTTACCGGGCGGAGAGCTATGATCTGCTGGATAACATGTACTGTGCCGATAATGGCCGGTACTTTGAAACGCCGGTTGACTGGTACGGACTGGCGCGCGCATCGCGCAAAACGTCATGGCATCAGTCCGCGCTGTACTTTAAACGCAACGTGTTGCTCGGCTGTTTTATCCCCCACAAATTGTTATCGCGTCAGGCGTTCTCCGGATTTGCCCTCGACTGGTTTGTTTTCGGTAACACCTATCTTGAGCTGCGCAGTAATCGGCTCGGTGGACCGCTGGAGCTACGGCATGCCCTGGCGAAATACACGCGCAGGGGGACAGACCTTGATACTTACTGGTATGTGCAGGAAGGGAAGGAAGAGTACACCTTCCGGCGCGGTGATGTGTGCCACATCATGAATCCTGATATCAATCAGGAAATCTACGGCATGCCGGAATATATCGGCGGGTTGTTGTCTGCCAGCCTGGCGCACTCTGCCGATACGTTCCGCAAGCTGTACTATGACAACGGCTCTCATGCGGGTTGTATCATCTACATCAGTTCGGCGCAGGCCAACGACAAGAGTGTTGAGGTGGTAAAGAAAACGCTGTCAGAGTCCAGAGGGAAGGGAGCTTTCAAGAATATCCTGCTGCATGCACCTGGCGGCGGCAAAGATGGTGTGCAGATCCTGCCGTTTCAGCAGATCACTGCGAAAGATGAATTCATGAACGTCAAGGCATCTTCCCGTGACGACATCCTTGCCGCTCATCGGGTGCCACCGCAGCTGATGGGGGCCATGCCCGGAGAGAAGGGATCGTTTGGCGACGTGGAGAAAGCCGCACGGGTCTATGCGATTAACGAGCTTATGCCAGTGATGGAGGCCATGAAACATGTCAACGACTGGCTGGGCGAAGAGGTGATCCGGTTTAACCCCTACGCCCTGCTGGAACAGAATTAACCCGCAACGCCTCACCATAAACCACCGCCAGCGCTGACTGTTCCGGCCAGCGCATGGCGAACCGTCCGACACATTATCAAATACTTTAAATATCCCTGCTGCTCTTCCCCCTCGGGAGCAGCGTACTGACGCCTGAACACCGCTCAATACATCGATCACATCAGAGCGCCTGAGCGCCACGCTGGCGGGCGTTTTCCCACACCATCAAAACATAACAGCGCACGACTAAACGACACGCAAAGCAGCGATTACGGCGTTAATCCGTGTATCTAAAGGGGATCCCCTTCCTGCCCCTGTTGCGGGGGCTGTTCCCCCGTCACCTGCGCGCGACAAACGCCCCTTTTTTTGTGCAGGCACGGATCCCGGCTCAAACCGCGCCAGTACAGGCCGGAAAGGGCATAAACAGCATCAAAAAAATTGTGCAAATTTGTGCACGTTTGTGCAACGCATGAAACCGCCCTGGAGCGTGTTATTATTGCGCGATTGATCGTTATACTTACGCTATGGACGCGGACAATGGATACGAATATGAAAACTGTAACTGACGCTGAATTTCGCGCAAATCTTGGCGAGATGCTGGAGTATCTTCGCTCTGGCGGAAGCATAGCCATCACAGGTGAGGATCAGAAAAATGTCGTGTTGTCAGGCTCAGATCTTAGTCCTGAATATATCTCGGCCAGTGATGAGATTAGAGATTTTCGTGAGAAGACAAAAAAAATGAGCCAGCTTCCGTTGGTTCAGGCTATTGGCAACCTTGAAAAACATCACCCGGCACTATTTTCCCATGGAAGGAAGGCTCTTTCTTTTGAGGATGCGATGAAACGCACAAAGGAAAAGCATGCGGAAATCATCAAAAGACTTGAGGACAACTAATGGATCTGGTTTTTCTGTCGACTGAGGAAGTGCAGCGTATCCATGCCGAAACACTTCCGCAGAGTGGAACTGCGAATACTGGTCTGCTTGACGGCGCACTGAACCGTGTCCAGACCCTGCACTATTACGAAGGTATTGATGATATTTATGCACTCGCTGCCATGTATCTGATCGGTATCGCAAAGGCCCACGCATTCCATGATGGCAACAAACGCACGGCCTTTCAGGCCGCATCTATATTTTTGATGATGAATGGCTCTGAACTTTCCAGCTCACTTTTGCTGGTCAAATTAACGGTATTTGCTGCGATGGGCGCAGCCAGTCTGGAAGAAACAACCTTCGCCCTTAAATTGCTTTCTGATTATGGGAATGAGTTAATAAATGACTATGAAGAAGACTATCTTTAACAGTGAAAAATATATGGCAAAGCGCGATGAATTTGACGGATTTTAAGTCACAGTTCACCTAAAAAGCCGCCAGCCAGGCGGCTTTTTACTACCCTGCATCTACCTCGTTAAGCGCCACCATGATTGCCAGCCTTTCGGCAGGTGGTAACGCAGCAAATTTTTCCTTCCAGCGCTTCGCCTTCCGCTTAATCCTGTATCTGTCGTTGTAGTCTTTCCCGGCGAACGTATGAGAGTATGCGCGCCCCTCCGGATAATTCATCCAGATTTTCTCTGTTCGTACACCTCCGCGTGTCATAGCCTGAAACTCTTTGCTGCGCCAGCCCACTAACGTTTCGTTATAAAGCTGCGACGGATAGCCAGAAAGGATCACGCTGACGTTCTCCGGCAGGCTCATGAGGCAGGCTAACAGACGCTCATGATCGGCAACGGTATATTCATAACGGTAGCGGGCGCGGCTGGTGCGCGTTATTGGCAGATATGGAGGATCGGAATAAACCAGCACGCGGCCATGTTGAGTAAAGTCTTCTCTTTCCAGAAAACCTACCGCATCACCGTGATATAGATTCCACCGAGGCGGCGTTTTCCCCATCTTTGACCAGCGTTCCCGCGTTAATTTAAAAGAATTTTCATCCACATCAATTCCAATCGTCCTGGCTGCAAGCGGCTTGAAAAACATCACCGCACCGCTGCCTAGATGCGTTTCAATGTACGTATCATGCGGGGGCATTTCGGCGATGATTTTTTGATAAACACCGCTTGCCGCCTTACTTCCCAGATAGCTCATTGCCTTATTACCTCCCAAAAAACTAACCTGCAGCACCACCAAAAATGACGTTGCTCGATAAAATGGCCAGCACGGTCAAAAGCGACTATGCCCCGACAAACAGCTACAGTTTTCTCCCCTTAACAACCTCACTCCCATAGGTCCACTTTCCGTCTGGAGAAATCATTGCCCCTGCTGAACTCCCCGTCTCCGGATCCCGGTATAGCGCAAGGCCAACCGGGTGAAGCACTTCGGTATTAATGCGAACAATCAGACCCAGCTCCGATAACTGATTCCAGTCCAGCCACTCACAATCACCAACTTTTTCGCGGCCTGCCGGGATGGCTGGCAACGCCAGCATCTGCTGCGCGCCTTCGGATTCCTGTACCGGCGCACAATGGCGATCGTAAAATTCGATAATCTGAAGTGCGACGGCAGCGATCTGCACCATCTCTTCGCGCGCCGTTCCTGATTTATGACCCCCAAATTCGTCATGCAAAATTGCCTGGCTAAACTCGCCCACCTCTTCGCTGAGGATGGTTTGCCAGACGAACGGATGTTGATCGCGGTCTGCTCCCCACTTCTCATCCTGCCGGTTCATTTCTGCGATGACTGACCCAATAGCTTTAGTGCTTAAATGCTTCATGTTTACCTCTCGTTTTTTCGCTTAACAGCCTTTTTCCAGCGCGTGACCAGGTCACACACCGCCACATATTCGGAAGTTGGTTTATCTTTCCCGCCTGCGTGCCATGCCTTCACTTCACGTAACCGGCCCCCCTCCGCCGCGAGCATTCCACCGCCGTGGCGAACGCGGGCACCACCGGCGATTGATCGCACAACGTCATCACTGACGAAAATCCGGCAACTACGCAGCTGCGCGCCAATACTGTCGATCACTTCTTCGGGGATACCATGCATCTGCGAGACTTCTTTTTGCTGCGCCTGGCGCAATGCGGCACTGGCCTTTTTCTTCTGGTATTCCGCTACTGCTGCGGCGTAGTTGTCTGCCCGCGTCTCTGCCTCGCTCCGCAGTTGCTCGCGCCAGCGTCTATCAGCCTCTTCCGGCGTCAGGCTCATGTCTTTAGCGGCGACCACTTTTGGTCCCCACGTCAACGCAGTTTCATCACCAACAGACGTGCGCAGGCCGCGCGCGGTACGTTCGAAGGACTGATCTGAACTTTCGCGACCAGCATTTTTCAGCCTGCTGGTGATTTCCTGCCGTTGCTGGCGTGAATATCGGCGCAAATCTTCGATATTCAGCGGAAGTTCTGTCTCTGAACTTTCCGGCGTGAGGCTACCGGCAGACACCACCGTTTCTGACGGTGCGGTACCAGCTGACACCGTCCGTTTTAACGGTGGTTTTTCGTCCGTTCCGGAGCGCGCCGTACAGTTATTGACAGAACTCCGAGGGGCCGCTGCGCGGCCTTCTAAGGTCAAAATCTCGACCGGCGACGGCTTACGCTTCGGCACAATCTTGTAATCGGTGGTGCGGGTGAAAATGACGGATTCGCTTCCCGTATAAGGGCAATAAACGCCAGTAATTTTGGCGACCGTGTCACCATAATCATTGCCGTTTTCGGTGAATTCATAGTTAAGCCGAACGCGCAGGCAATCGCGCGCGACAAATGGCCCCCCCTGAGCGTTGGTATATCCCGGCCAGTCTGGCGCATCGGCTGCGGCGCGTGCAGCTTCCAGCTCAGGATGCAATACCAACTCACGGTCACCTAACCGGCGCAGCTCCCGCCAGGTGGTCACCGGCGCGCCGCCAATCTGCTGAAACTGGCGGATGTTCCAGCGTGAAGCCCAGGCGCGTACACGCTTTGCCATCTCCCTGACCGGCTGGCCTGACTCAAGATCCACTTCACCATCCATGCCGTAGCCATCGATGTTTTTCGAGATGTATTTCGCGATATAGCCTGTTGCAGATCCAAATTGCTCGTCCATTGCCGTAACGGTAAAACGGTGCTCTGAAGCACCTTTCTCGTGACCGTCCTCTTTCATGGCGTGTTTGCGGAAAATGGCTGTTGCATACTCTACTTCCTCAGGACGGAGGAAGAGCAACAGATGCCAATGAGGGGTTCCATCGTGGTGAGGCTCTGCAACACGAAAACCAAACGTGCGAATACCTTCGCGACTCCATTTGGCTCTGACGCGCGCCCAGACTTTGCAAAGGTATTTTTGCGTCTGACGCGGGCTGGCGTGCTGGTACTTATCGTTTCGTCTGCCTGACTGGACGTGCGTTGAGTGGTAACGCGACGGCGCTGTCAGCGTGTAGAACATGCCAACCAGCCCCATTTCATTCGCCATATCCTCAAACCCGCGCATGCGCACCATCAGCTCATGCCGCGCGATCTTCGGGTTGGAAACGCTACCCATCACCTTATCCAGTAATGAGCTGCGCTCGCCGGTGTCCTGGTCTTCCAGCTCCATCGCCTGAAGGAATTCGAAGTTCGCTTTTTTCTGCGCCACCCATTCTCTGAAGCAGGGATCAGAGCAATATGGTGAAGCCACTTTGCTGACGTAGCCGGTCGCGATCATTAGATGTTCGCGCCAGCAGTCATGGATGCGGCGGATTTTGTTAAGCCACCATTTTTCGGAATGAAGTCTGCCAGCGGCACGCAGCGCCTCGTCGGCGTCCAGCTCTTCATCGCAATAACGCGCCCATCCGGGGATCGCGATATTGAGCGTCGCCGCTTTGCTCGCTATAGCCCCATACGCGTAAATCGACGAAAACTCGAGATCGGATGTTTGCTCATACTGAAAATCAAACTCGCGCATAAACTCGCTTTTCATCAGGTTCGCAAGCTTATACGCCAGTCTTTTCAGGCGTTTTTTGTCTGCCCATGGCAACAGGTGGAAGTCATCGCGCAGTGGGAGAAGGATCGCAGGGAGTGTACTTTGTGGAAGGTATTGCGCATTAACCGCATCAACACGGCGTAACACATGGCGCTCAAACGTACCAAACAGCCAGCGCACGACATCTTTTGGCTTGCTGCGGTCTAGGTTTTCAAGGTGCTGCGAAAAGCGCTTACGGATAAACCTCGGGAGCGTTTGCACCCGGCGGCGGAGATAGTTTACACGGCCTTTACGGTTATATGCCTCTCGCGCTTCACCCTCGCGCGGGCGCATTGGAGCACGATAAACAGCATCAACCAGGTCACCATAAGCGAGCGCCCTGCGCTCGCCTTTCGGTGTCAGATACTCAAAGGCTGCACTTTCGGTTTCATGGGGGTTGATGGCCTGCCGCTTAGCATTCCACTCCCAGGCTACAGCGGAGGAGTCAGGCATAATCCACAGCCGCCATATAAGCCTTTATGAACGCTGTCGCCGCTTCAATATTGATGGCGTTTCCATAGGCGCGCAGTCTTCCCACTCTGCCGGGAACCCCATTAGCCAGCGGGAATGATCCGGGTCTAACTGGCCGCCACTTTCCATCTCTGCCGCACAGCCAATCAGCATCTCGCCAGAAGCCGTTAACCGGGCCGGTCTGCACAGTGCCGCCACATCCTGCAACCGCTTCTGAATTTTTGTTCCATTGTCGCGATATGCCCTCATAGCTTCCTGTGGACACGGTGAACGGTCGTTGCTCGTTGTTGGCGTAGGCCAGCCCGCAAGTTGCGCCGTCACATCCAGTCGATCCGTTGACAGCTTCCCGTTTCGAATCCTGCCACCCTGATAGCCGCCCTTCCCGTCCGTGGCTGTCGGGGTTGGCCAGCCAGACAATGCGGCTACTGTTTGTAAATTCGGTGATCCCTGGCGACCGGCGTTCGATGGATGTTTCCATGCGTTCGCCGTCGGCGTCGGCCACCCAGTAAGCACGATCGCGCCAGTGCGGCGCACCGACACTCGCAGACGGAAACGCAGTCGCCCCGAAGGCATAGCCCAGGGCTTCCACGTCAGCTTGTACAAGGTCGATCCAGTCATTTGCGTCAGCGCTGCCAGATTGCTCGCCAAAGACCACGACAGGGCGACGCTGGCCGACAAGCCAATGTGCGGAGGGCCATAGGTGCCGCTCGTCAGCAAACCCAAGCCCTTTACCTGCCGAGCTGAAAGGCTGGCAGGGGCATGATGCTGTCCATGCCGGGCGGCTGTCAGGCCATCCTGAGCGACGCAGCGCAAGCGACCATCCGCCGATCCCGGCGAAGAAATGGCATTGATTGAATCCGATGAGGTCATTGGGGGTTACATCCTCAATTGAGCGGGTATCAACGACGCCCGGCGCAATATGGCCGGCGTCGATAAGGTTGCGCAGCCATTTGGCTGCATAGGGATCGATTTCGTTGTAGTAAGCAACCATGCAGACCACCTAAACAGTCACGATGTCGCCGGTCTTAACCTGACGAGCATCTTTTTCGGTATTGCAGATAACGGTTGTCTGGCTGTACCCACCCCAGCTCGACACCTCTACTTCGACGATCCAGAAATCACGGTATGGACGAACGTCGAGTACGCGAGTCACTACTGCATCAACTGTGTTCATCGGGATGGAAACTCCTCTTTAAGTCTTTCGGAAGGGAGTTGCAGGCGTACAAGTCCGCCCCTCTTGATATGCTGGAAATCGTGGCCCATGCCGGATACGCATGACCTGGAGGCCGGTATAGCCGCATCAAGGATGAACGCCCTGAAATCAATCAGGGTGAAGGTGGGGTACTGCTGACTACCGGTTATGCGGTAAACCAGCGCCGTAACTGTGGTGCGATCCCCTGACTCATCGGCGGGATCTACTGCTAACCAGACTGGCTCATTCATCAGAATCCCTCCGATCCGTCGAATGCACCCGCCGCCGCCATTGCGCCGTAAGTCGCATTCCCCATTACCGGTCCACAATCCGGGCAGAAACCACCGCCAGCACTGCCGCAACCATCACACACGAGAAGAACGCCAATAACTTCGCCAGCCATATCGCGGCTTTTGGCGCTCACAGAGCGGCGGACACTCAGGGAGTGAAGGTTGAAGGCGGAATAAATTTCGCGAGTTTCAGGCGTGTCGCTGTTGGATATCACCGCGCGATGACCATACTGGTGATTAACATTGAGCAGGGCTGCAACCAGGGCGCGATGATCATCCAGGGTAAACGGCTTGCCGTAGGTGGTGAAACTGGCTGTTTTGCTGGCCGGTATGTATGGGGGGTCGCAATAAATAACTGCGTCATGCGCCAGCCGCATAGTGCCAGGGATTGAATCGCGAAAGTCGCCATGATAGAAAAGCGCTTTCGTGTCATTGGCCTTTTCAGCAAACAAACGCATTTCATTTTCAGGGAAGTAAGGCGCGGCATATTTTCCAAAGGGCGAGTTAAATTCCCCCTTCAGATTTTCGCGATAAAGACCGTTGTACGTATGGCGATTCAGGTACAAAAAATACGCAGCATGAAGCAACGCAGCATCCGGATCTAAGTCCGCTTTTTGGGTCAGAGAATTGAATTCAGCTCGCCGTTTATAAAATTCCTCGGCATTATTCCCGCCGCTAAATATCCAGCGACAGGCAGAAATTGTGTCCTCTGGTCGGCCTGTTAGTTGACGGAAGAAGTTGATCAGATTCAGATTGCTATCGCAAAGCACATAGTGACGGTATTCCGTATTCATAAATACGGTTCCGCTACCAACGAATGGCTCAATCAGACAATCAGCTTTTGGCAAATGCTCCAGCAGTTGCGGCATAACGCGAGCTTTTCCACCCGCCCATTTCAGAGGTGAATTAATCATTTTCAACCTCACAACGATTCGAGGTGTGGGGAAGTCAGGCGCTGCCAGATCTCGCAAACCTGCTCGGCGCGATAAACAGCATCTGTCAGCATATAAGTCGCTGTAGAACGGCGCGGATGCGGGACATACCCGGTAACGCCAGCGATATGGATCAATGTTGATAGGTAACGAATGTCGAAAGACGGTAATGATGGACCAAGACCATGGCGGGAAAGAGCATACGCGAGCGTAGCAACGTCTGCTGAGTCTCCGGCTGACCAGCAAATGAGTTTTTCGTGTTTTGAGGCATTGTCTTTGATAAAACGACAGACGCCACTGACAGCATCAATCTCTCGACAGGTAGCATTGATAACCTCAGCACGTTGTTCGGCATCCCCCTTCATGAGCTGTAAAACCGTTTCAGGGTAAATACCGCCCACGGTTCTGATATCAATTGCACGGTAATATTGCGGGCCAATCTTCCCCGTTGATGGTTCGAAAAAAACGCACTCAATAGCGAACACTGGAGAATCAGGGGATTTCCCCAATACGCGAATATCTAACATGATGTTGTTCATAAGCTTTTATCCTCACTGATGATTAATTCGCGGTTGCTGATCCACCGCTCGACTGATAAATGAATTTCTTCCTGAGTGGCACTTTCCTTTTTCAGTTGGCTCATAAAAATACGCAGCAGACCAAGAAGGTGAGCACGTTCGCTTTTCCGTGCATTGGTGTTTATTTCCATAAAGTCCGGATCACTAATTCCGCTCTCCAGTTTTATTGACTTAACCGACATGGCAACCTCCTGAAAAAGGCAAAATGAAGCCCGACATAATGAATGCCTTTAATTTTCAAACCTGATTAGCTAGTGATTAGGACGTGGTTTTCGCTTAACCTGTTTAAATATCCTTTCATGCCAATAATAAAGAAAATCAATAAAGGTCATTCGAGCCCGCTCATGATTTCCGCGAATTGTTTTCTCCAGACCATAAATAATTAAATCAATTGATGGACTGTCAGGAGTTACAACAATGCGTGCGCCATTTTTTAAATTAACAGTAAAACCTTTCTCCGCGTTCTCCACCGCTTCGCGAATCAGCATTTCCCGTTCCCACGATGTTTTCTCTTCAGTAAACACGTAAGCCTCCTACCACTACAGTAGTTTTTTGAATGCTCTTACCAGAGTGATAAGTAAACCTTTGTTTATCTTTTTGGTATAAACAAAAGGCTTACTCATACCTTTAATAAAGCGCACCTTGTTCGGTTCTGGTTTAAAGAAGCGTCCGTCAGGGCACTCGATCCAGCCGCGAGTATTGCGGCAGTGCGTGACTTGGCAACCCTGCCTTAACAGGCTGGCAAGTGATGGAGCGTTATCGTTCATATCTTGTTCCTGCTACAGTTGTCTGCGGGACTTGCGTTCTACTTCTTCGCGTCTGGCTTTGAACTCAGAAACCTGCTTCTCTTTCTGTTGCTTGACATTATTGCAATGCCGTCTTATCAGAAACTGAATCAGATTTAAAATCAGCACTGCAAATATAAAGAGCACTGCGCCGATCATCATTTCCATCATCATTGCAGTCCTCATTTATAAGAAACTGCTGTTTTTTAACATACGGTCAATCGTGGCGCAGGCTTCTGCTAATGCGAAATCACGGCCATAGTAATTATCCGTTTCTGCCTTATCGTCACGCTTGTTTATCAAATAAGTCTGACGAGCGTTAAAAATATTACGTGGCGTTTTACGAATGGTGAAACCGCGATAAGCGAAAGTGTTTTTACTGACCTGTACAGCGCCGTGAATACTTCCGGCATGTGATCCGTGTTGTGAATACTGTTTTCGCATTACTAATTACTCCTTATGCGCGGTTTTGTAGGGTGGAACGGCTATTACGTTTCAACACATTGTGTTTGTTGCCAGTGGTGCGGCGATAAGTTGCTTTATCTCGCATCAGGCGGTCGATGTAGTGTTTTTCTTCCGGGGTAATTAGTGCGCGGCAGTGTGCTACAGCGTCCCAGTATTCTTGCAGCATGATGAAACGTTTTGGACGTTTTGAACCTGGCATACCCTCGCGGTGGACTGGCAGTTGTGCGCGATCCATCAGATTACGAACTGATTTGAGGGTTCTGCCTGTCAGGTAGGCGAATTCAACAGGTGTAACGAAAATCTGCTTTTGAAGTTCTTCAGTGTTCATGTCCCTGATGCCGTCAGCCTGCGAAGTAGTCATTTTGCAAGTGCGTGCAACGCGGGCTACATCTAATGGGAATTGCCGTAAATGTTGAGATCCCGCGTTTAATTCGATTTCTCGTGATTGTGTCATTTGTTAGACTCCAACGTTGAGGCATATTGAGGCTAATGTAGCCTCTTTGCCTAAAGGTGGTCATTGTGCTTAGTTAAGTACCAAATGACCGATATCGGGTAATATGACGAGATCAAAGCATTATGTCAATGACGCAAGGTGAGAAATTAAGCCTTATCAGAGAATCTGAACGCCTTACTAAACGCCAACTTACTGATTTAACAGGGTTGAGTTATTCAACTTATGGCGGGTATGAGCGCGACACGACCAAAATGACTCTTGAGTCAGCAATCAAGCTCTTTGGACATCCACGGTTCCATAAGTACCAGGAGTGGTTCATGTACGACCGTACGGACCCGAGCCGAGGCCAAATAGCACCGGCTCTCGCACACAATGGGCCAGACGAAATTCAGTCAGACCCCTCCGGGAAACAGATTGGTTAACTTTATATAAACATTACATTTTCACTATTTGTTACCAGGATAGTGATCTGACTGTTGGAGGGTTTTCTTATGTCCGTTAAGAAACTCGAAGATGGTCGCTATGAAGTGGATGTAAGGCCGCGCGGGCGCGACGGAAAGCGCATACGGCGGAAGTTTGATAGGAAAGCAGACGCACATGCTTTTGAGCGCAGCATCATTGCAAAGTATCAAAATCATGATTACCTGAACAGACCGGCTGATAAACGAAAACTAAGCGAGTTCATTGCTCTTTGGTGGCAGTTAATAGGGCGGAATAAGAACTATGCAAACCGCAGGCTTAGTGCTGTTAACTGCATTTGCCAGGATATGGGGGATCCCATGATTTACCAGATTGATGCTCGATGCCTTATCGACTACCGCGCATACAGACTGGAGCAGGGGATTAAGGCTTCAACGATAAATCATGACCTGTTTGCTCTTAGTGGCGTGTTTAAAGCTATGGCTGAAATTGATGAGTTTCACGGTGAGAATCCGGTAACAGCAATTTCAGCACTGAAAGAGCCTAAAACGGAAATGTCGTATTTCACTGAGTCGGAAGTAAACCGGTTGTTATCCCTGTGCTCTGGTGATTACTACCGTATTGCCGTTCTGCTACTTGCCACTGGTGCTCGGTGGGGTGAAGCCTACCAGCTTAAGGCTGAAAACATTGTCGGTAACAGGGTGATGTTTACGATCACTAAAAATGGAGATCGGAGAGTGGTTCCCATATCTGACGACATTGCAAAAATAGTGAAACATCGGGAGTCAGGAAGGTTGTTCCGCGTGAGCTATAAAACCTTTCGTCTGCGCATGAAGGAAGCAAAGCCCAATCTTCCAGATGGGCAAGCTGCGCACGCGCTACGTCATACGTTCGCTACGCACTTCATGATCAAGGGCGGAAATATTATCGCGTTACAACGTATTCTTGGTCATTCCGACATATCACAGACAATGACTTACGCTCACTTCGCGCCGGACTATTTATTGGACGCTGTGAGCTACAATCCCCTCAGTGGAATGTCCACATTATGTCCACACTCTGGAGGCAATGCAGGGGTTTTGAGGGTTAGTTGAGTCTGTAATATACTGAATTAGCGCAGTGCCTTGCGGTGCTGCGCAGTTTGAAAACCTCCCAGCAAGGGGAAGGTCAA